ATGCACAGTGACACCGTCACCGGCAAGCGGGACCGCGCCAAGGACCGCCGACTGAAAGAGGTAGGCCGCATCCGCGACCTGCTGGCACGCAAAGAGCTGACGCTCGCGCAAATCGACGAAGCTTACCGGCTGCCCCGCGGAACCGCAGGCAATGCGGTGCATGAGCCGCATCTTGCCGGCGAGCGGGCGATTGCCGCCGCGCTCGGGCGGCGTCCCGAGCATCTCTGGTTCTCCCGCTACCACGCCGACGGGACGCGGAAGAGCCCGCAGCCTGCCGAGAACTATCGCTATGCGCGCCGCCAGACGGTGGCCGAAGGCATGTCCTGCGGAGCGGCAGCATGACCTGTGATTTCAGCCAGGAGTTCATCGACGCTCTCATTCTTGCAGTTGATCGCAGACGCACGGAGTTGCGGGCCCGTGAGGCATTCGCCAACGCCTATCGCGATGCACTTCGGGTTCTCACACCAGAACAGGCTTCCGAGGTCATCGCGTTGGTTGGCCGGACCTATGTCGCCGCGCTGGAGCGAAAATCCCTTCTCAAAGTCCGTCGAGGTGTGCCTCGCGAGGCCGCCACGGAAGAAATGGCCGAACTGCTTCGAGCTGGTTTTGCCGAGGCCGCTCACGAGGGACGGGATCAGGAATGAGACGCGCGATGACGCCTTTCAGCCCTTCTGTAAATTCCGGGTCCCAATCTTTTGAGAGCGGGTCGGCCTTCGCGTCATCCACCATCCGGAGCGTGTTCCGGAACTGCGCGATCGAGAACTCCGTGCCGTTGAAATCGAGAAGCCGCAGCATGTGGCGAACGATCTTCTCCTGCGCCAGCACAGATTCAACCACGGACACTTTGGTCTTTTCCGGATCGCCATCCTCATCGGCGCCGGTCCAGATTTCGAGCTGCTCAATACGCCGCTCGATGCTGGCCAATCTCGCCTCGAGGATCTCCTCCGGCGTCATTGTGTCCCTGTCCATCTCCAGTCCCTTCCGCTTCTGTTTCGCGTCTTCACCTTCCCGCATTTGCGGAGCTTCGCCAATGTCGAAACGACAGCGCGAAATCGACATGCCCAACCCGCTTTTCATCCCCGCCCGCTCGCCGATCTGCGGGGCGGCTCAGACCGTGTTGATTTTCAGTACCGCGTTCCTCGGCCTCGCCGCCTCGTTGATCTGCCTGCTCAACCAGGTCTCAGGAGGCCTTCAATGATCGCACTGGCAAATGCTGCAGTAATTCCCTTCTTCGAGCGTATCCCGCCCCGCGCCATCCCGGTGGTGCGGCGCGCCCTCGACCGCATCCGCCGGCAGGATCTCGGCTCGCAAGCCAATGAGTTCAGCCACAACCTGTTCTGCACGGAGCTTCGGGCGATCGACATTACCGGCCCGTCCTTCGACGAGTGGGTCTCATGGGTTCGCGATGTGCAGGCCGAGCTGGCGGAAGCGACGTGCGAGTTGCCGGCCGGCATCCCCTTGGCCGCTGCGAAGACACGGGCCGCATACAGGATCGTGGCCATGGCCGTGCGGCTTCAGCAGGCGATGATCGACGCGGGCTACAGCCCCGATAGCGTCGAAATGGAAAACCAGATCGTCGCCGAGGCCATCAAGGAGTGGCTGAGCGCCGAGGCGGAAGGTTGGAGTGAGGCGATGAACCTCCCCTATTCACCCGGCGAAATGGCCATGAGCCTGCTTTCCACCCACGACGGCGACCAGAACGCCAAGCTGCTCGACGTGTTCGCAATGCACATGCAGCGCGAGCTGGCGGAGGCGATCGTCAAATCCAGCCCGAAGGAAAACGTACAATGAATGACGTCATCCCCTTCTTCTCCGACCTTCACATCAAGGCCATTCCGGCGGTGCAGCGGCTCTATGACGAGGCGCAGGAGCCCGGGTACAGCCTTCCGAAGTCCTATTCCAATCTCGTTTCCAGCCTCAACAAGGCCGGCGTCGCCCCCCCGGCTCGCAAGTATGTTGTCCAGTGGCTGGCCGCCGTGAAGATCGGCATGGCCGGGCGCCCGGAGCTTCCGGCCCCGGTGGAAACGCCGGTTTCGGCGCTTGCTCCGACGCCGGGGTATTTCGACAACCTGCCCGACGCGGCACAGCCGGCATTGATGGCGGCATGGGATGCCATCCAGGCGGCGGGTGACGACACCGACGACGCGGATGAAAAGGCCTTTGAGGTCTTTTTCGACGCCATTCTTGCCCTTGGCCACATGGAGCCCTCGTGGCGCGGTTTCGTCGCCTATGCCAAGGGCGTTCGCCGCGGCGAGATTGAGCGCCCGGCACGGCAGGTCGCCGAGGCGGCAGTTGCCGATACTGCCCCCGAACAGAAACCGGCGGAGGAAAAGCCCGAGCCGCGCCGTCGCCGGGTGAAAGCTAACGTTTTCGTCGCTGATCCGGACAGCGGGACCGTCTTCCGTCCGGAGATCGTCGCGGACCAGGACGCGGCGACCGGCAAGATCGTCGATGTCACGGTCGAACCACCCCTCCATGATCTGAAGGTCGAGGACGGCCATTCCTTCGTTCACCTGACCCCGCAAAACTTTCCAACGGCGATATCGCCCGAGGACGGCGCGCCCACCGATGCGGTGGTCTCGCAGCTCCACGCGATCCGCGATCGCATGGTCACCGAAACGATGCTGCGCCTGCAGGCGGAAATGCGCCGGAAGGCGGAGGCGATCGTTGCCGGCCAGCTGCGCGCCCTGGCCGACGAGATGGAAAGCAAGGTCGCATGCTGAACCAGTACGACCAGAAGCAGGTCTATGACGCCACGGTGCATGCCTGCCTTTGCGCGGTGCGGGAGGGTTTCCCGCACCTAGCAATCCGCGACATCGTCGACCCGCCGCATGAGTGGTTCGATGCCGCCCTGGCGCGGCAGATCGCCATGCACCTGGTCATCCGCGAATTCGGCTGGCCGAAGCGGCGGGTGGTCGAGATGGAGGATCGCTCCCGCGAGGCGATCAACCGGGCGCTTCGCACTGTGGACGCCCGTGTCGCGCATGACCGCTTTGCCCTGCACTACCAGACGATGGCCGAACGCGCGCGGGTGCTTCTGTTCCTGCGCATGACCGATGATGAGCAGCCCTATGAAGAGGTCGCCTGATGGCATCCTTTAAGTCACTTCTCGTTTCCTCCATCTTCGTCGGCGAGCGTCTTCGCCCCATCGACGAGGATTTCGCGCAAGCGCTCGCTGCGAACATGGCCGAGGTCGGGCTGTTGAAGCCGATCACGGTGCGCGCGACTCCCGCCGCCAACGGAGGCAAGACGCCCTGGACGCTGGTTGCCGGGGGGCACCGTCATCGCGGCGCGGAAATCAACAAATGGGAAGAGATCGAGGCCCTTGTGGTGGAGGCCGGCCCGATCGACGCGCAGCTGATGGAGGTTTCGGAAAACATCTACAGCAACACGCTGACCAAGCTGGACCGGGCCGTCTTCGTGCTGAAGTTCCGCGAGATGTGGGAGGAGAAGCACGGTAAGATCGAAAAAGGGCGCTATTCATCGAAAAAGGGCAATGATTGCCCTTTTACACCGCCTGGCAAAGAGCTTTCAGAGCGCCTTCAAGAGCGCCTCGGTTTTGGCTCACGCACATATAAATATGTGACAGCTATCGGCCAGAAGCTGCACCCCACGCTACGGCAGGCGCTGCGCGGTACCGACGCCGAAAATGACCAAAAGCTCCTCCTGAAGCTCGCCAGCTTCCCCGAGGCCAAACAGGCGGGCATTGCCGCAGGCCTGAAGATTGAGCCGGATGTACGGAAGGTCATGGCGATCGGCAAGCCGGCAGCGCCGCCGGTCGATATCCAGGCCACGTTGCTGAAGAAGCTGACCGCCGCCTGGGACGAGGCCGACGAGCAGACCCGATACGAGTTCCTCGTCCATGCTGGAATCGATCCGCTCGACATTTCCGGCACAGCCCTCGGCGACATGATGGATGAAGCCAGGCGGGAGGCCGTCGCGGCATGACCAAGCGCGATCCGTCCCAGCTCGATTTCTTCAAGGAGCAGCTCTTCCCGGTTCGCGCGGCCGCCGATCGGATCGATATCGACCGGTTCCGCGCACGCCTGAAGCGCGACATGGCGCGCGCGATCCGGGAATGCCCGTATGATCGGCCGACGATCGCTGCACGCATGGCCGATTACCTCGCCGTCGCGGGCGTTTCCAAGGCCACGCTCGACGCCTACACGGCCGAGAGTGCGGCAGCGCACGACATCAGCCTCGTCCGCTTTAAGGCCTTCGTTCGCGCCACCGGCGCGACCTGGCTGTGGGACACGATCGTTTCCGATGACGGACTGCTGCTTCTTGAAGGTGACGAGGCCCGGCTGGCGGAGATTGCCCGCATCCAGCAAGAGCGCCGCGCGCTTACGGCCGAGTTAAAGGTGCTTCAAGCCACCCCAGTAACCATCCGGCGGGGGCGCAAATGAGCGGTGAGTGGTTCACAATCCCGATGCTCGCCGAGCTGAAGCTGCCCGGCCTGCCCGCCTCGCTTAGCAAGATCCACGATTTTGCCGCCCGCAATGGCTGGAAAAACGACGGCGAACGCGTGCGCAAGCTCGACCGGCGCGGCGGCGGCTTCGAATACCACGTCTCGCTCCTGCCGCGCACCGCGCAGTTGAAGCTGGCCGTCATCGCCGGTGAGGAGGCCGCGCGCGCGGAGACGCGGGAGAAACGCAAGCGCCTGCACTGGGTTGCGTTCGATGCCATGATCGACGAGCACCGCGCGATTTGCTACGCCCGCTTGAACGTCATCATGGATGCGGAAAAGGCGCTCGCAGCCCGCATCGCGGCGTGTGACCGGGAGCCGGTCGAAGCTGCCCTCGCCCGCGTCCTCGATCGCCACGGCGTGTCCGCATCGACCTACTACGAATGGCGCGCGAAGCTGAAGGGTATAGACCAGGAGGATTGGCTCCCGGCCCTCGCCCCAAAGTATACGGAAGACGGCGTCATCCACGAGTACCGTGCCGAATGCCATCCCGACGCCTGGGCGGCGCTCAAGTCGGATTATCTGCGCCCGGAAGGCTCCGGGTTCTCCGCCTGCTACCGTCGCATGGAAGCGGCCGCCAAGCTCCACAAATGGTCGCCGATCCCCTCCGAGCGCGCGCTGCGCCGCCGCCTCGACGCCGAGGTAGAAAAGGCCGTTCAGGTCTATGCCCGGCTTGGCAAGAAGAAAGCGGAGCAGCTCTATCCGCCGCAGGTCCGCACCAAGGATCACCTACACGCGCTGGAGATCGTTAACACAGACGGCCACCAGCTCGACCTTTTCGTTTGGGCGCCCTGGAACGCCAAGTCGCCGGTGCGCGTGATCCTGCTCGGCATCCAGGACATTTTCTCCGGCAAGATCCTGTCATGGCGCCTTGCCTCCGCCGAGACCTGGGACGTCGTGCGCGCCTGCATCGGCGACATGATCGAGGATTTCGGGATCCCCGAACACTTCTACATGGACAACGGTCGCGCCTTCGCCAGCAACGCTATCTCCGGTGGTGCCACGCATCGCAATCGCTTCAAGAAGAAAGCGAAGTCGGTGAATCGGTTTGGCATCGACGAAGACGAAGTGTCCGGCATCCTTATGAATTTCGGCGTCGAGCCGCATTTCACGCGGCCCTATGCCGGCCAGTCGAAGCCGATCGAGCGCGCCTGGAAGGATCTTGCCGAGGAGATCTCGAAGCATCCGGCGATGTCCGGTTGCTATACCGGCCGCAACACCAACGAGAAGCCCGAAAACTACCGCAAGCGCGCCGTCCAGCTCGACGTTCTGCAGAAGCACGTTGCCGAACGCATCGCCGAGCACAATGCGCGCACCGGCCGGAAATCGGAAACCGCCAAGGGCCGCAGCTTCGACGAGACGTTCGAGGCGAGCTTCCGCCATCCTTCGACCATCATCCGCCAGGCAACACAGGCGCAGCGCGATTTCTGGCTGCTGGCCGAAAAGGTGCTGCATGCCCGCAAGGATCGCGGCGCCATCCACTACCAGAAGAACGTCTATTGGTCGGACGCGCTCATCGAATGGGCCGGGCGGAAGGTCAAGATTCGCTTCGATCCCGACGCCCTGCACGATCCCATCAAGGTCTATGCGCCCGATGGCCACCTCATCTGCTCGGCGCCCTGCACCGAGAAGGGCAAGTTCCGCGACGTCGAAGCCGCGAACATCCACAACCGCAACCGCAAGGCCTGGCTGAAGAGCAAAAAGACCCTGCTGGACATGGAGCGGAGGTTCTCGGCCGACGAGCTGGCTGACCTTTACAGCGTCGAGGATACGCCGGCGCCGAAGCAGAAAATCCGCCCGGCCGTCACGCGCCTCGTCACCGGCAACCTCGCCGTGGAGACCGACGACGACGTCATGTCGGACGAAGAGTTCGAGGCCGGCATCACCGCCACCCTTTCCAAGATTTCGGGCGACAGCTCGATCATCCCATTCCCTCCGGCATCTGTCGCCGGGCGGAAGCATAGAGCCGAGAAGTAGTGAGTACGGTTCCTGACAAAAAAGCGGCCGGGGACAACCCGGCCGCACAACAGCCCCTAAGGGCACTCCACAAGGAACCATTGTAATGAACATGAATGTGAGCACAAGCGCGAATGCGCGTTGGCCAGAGCTGGAGCCTTCATCGAAGTTTCTGGCAAAGCACCCCGCCGATGAGGTGGGCGCCTGGCGGGATCTGCGCAGCCGCGTCGTCGATATCGCCGCTAAGAACGGCTGGACGAAGACTGAGACCAGCAAGCGCATCGGCATGGCCGACAGTTCGTTCTCGCTCTGGATGTCGGGCACGCTCGACGGCATCCTTGAAAACGCGAATGCGACCGTCGCGCGCTGGCTAGATGCGGTCGAAGATGCCGCCGATGTCGCATCGTCCCTTCCCCGCTCGCCGGACTTCTTCGCGACCCACGCCTCCGCCGAGATCCACAAGACGCTGCTCCTCGCGCAGACGATCTCGGGTTTCGTGACGATCACCCTCGACGCCGGCCGGGGTAAAACCATCGCCTGCGAAGCGTATCGCCGTGTAAAGCCGCACGTCCACATGGTCACGCTGCACGAGAAGGCGACCACCGTGACCGGCGCCATGAACATGCTCGCCCGTCAGTTCGGCGTGCGGGTGTTCAACCAGGGCGAAATCGTCGAGACGATCGGCGAGCGCCTGAAGCGCAGCGGCAATTCGCTTCTCATCATCGATGAGGCGCAGCACGCCGACGGCCGCGCGGTCAACCAGTTCCGGCACTTTTCGGACAAATACGATTGCGGCGTAGCCCTCGTCGGCAATGCCGGCATCCGCCGCCGCATCAGCCAGGACGGGCCGAACGCAGCCAGCCGTGACCAGATCGTCAGCCGTATCGACAAGAACCTGAAGCGCGACCACGGCCGGGAGGGCGACGTGCGCGCCTTCATCGAGCAATGGGGCATCGTCGATGCTTCTTGCAACCGCTTCCTCTTCGGTATCGGCATGAAGGGCGGCGCCCTTCGGCAGATCGACCGCACGATCAAGATCGCGTGCTTTGCGGCGGGGCGGCCGGCGTCGGAGCTGGAGAAGAAGCACCTGGAAGCCGCGTGGCGCAACCGCGACGTCGAGGACTTCTAATGCGGGCGGCTCAATCGTTCTCCTTGAGCGGCGGCCTGCAGATGCTTTCTGACACCTTCGCTCCTCACCGCGATATCGCGGAAGATGAAACCGTCGTCCTCGGCGGCGAAGAGGTCCGCTCGCTGCTGAAGATCATTCGCACCCTTCGGCATCTCGCCATTCTTCAGGAACGGGAACTCGGCGCGCTGCGCCGCTTGGATGACGCCCGCGAGCTTCGCAAGGTCGTATCCAGCGAGCTCAAGGCGGCGGTGGAAAGCAGGCCGGGCGACAATGTCATCCGGCCGGATTTCGGGGGCAAGCCATGATTACTTGTCGTCTCATCACCGAAGCCGTCGCGGCGGCCTATTCCGTCCCGGTGCTGCAGCTCTATTCGCGTCGCCGCGATGCGGGGACGGTGCTGCCGCGCCACATGGCCTGGACGCTGGCCAGCCGCCTGACCACGCAATCCTATTCCGCGATCGGGCGACACATGGGCGGGCGCGATCACGCCACCGTCATGCATGGGGTCGGCAAGATCACGGCGGCGCTGGAAACGGACGCGCAGATTGCGACCAATTACCAGGCGCTCGTCGATGCGGTCACGCTCCTGGCCGACGCCGGTCACAGCGCAGAGCGCCTTCGCCAGTGCTTCAACGATATCGATCCGCTCGATGTGGCGGAACGCATCCTCTCCTCCGCATTCCGCGACGTGTTGCCCTCGATGGAGGAGATCCGCGCGCTTTGCTTTGGGGTCACCCACTACGCCGCCGAGTGCCACCGGCTCTACGCCGAGCACGACGGGCACGACCAGACTGCGGCCGATCCCGGCTTAACCGACCTTTGAAAGGACTTTACGATGGACGTCACCATTCTCGAAGAAAAGGCAGCTGCCGGCATCACCGTCGTGAACGGCCGTGACTATGTGACCAATGCCGAGGGCGGATTGACGCCGCTGGAGCTGGTCAAGGCTGAGGATTTTATCGAAGACCAGATGGTTCGCAAGATCATCGGGTTTGCCAAGCCACTCTCCGCCGAACTTGCGCGATTCAAAAAGCACACGCGCGCCGATATCGCCGAGTTCGACCGGCAGCTCGAGGCAAAATACGGCCTCGTCAAGAAAGGCCGCGCCGGCGCCGGCAACCAGAAGTACCGCACGATCGACGGGTTGATGACCGTCGAGACGCGGGTGAACAAGCTCATCGAGTTCGGCCCGCAATTGCAGGTCGCCAAGGGCCTGATCGACGAGTGCCTCAATGAGTGGACCGAGGACGGCCGCGCCGAGGTTCGCAGCCTCGTCACCAGGGCGTTCAAGGTCGACAAGGCCGGCCAAATCAGCAAGGACGCCGTGTTCGAGCTCTTCAAGGTCGAGAGCACCGACAGCCGCTGGCTCAAGGCCATGGAGGCGATCGAGGGCGCTGTGCGGGTGATCGGCTCGAAAGAGTACCTGCATTTCAGCTTCCGCGAGAGCCACGACGCCGACTGGATCCGCATCTCGCTCAATATCGCCGACGCGTGAGGGCTTCCCCGATGATCGGCCAATATGACTACATCTTCAGGCACTACGGCGTCCGCCCGGTTGTCGGCGGCCGCGTGGAGCACACGGTCACCGGCGAGTTCGGCACGATCCTGAAAGAGGCGGACACGCACAAGCACTATGTGCATGTGCGCTTCGACGGGTGCGACCAGCCCGGCCTTTGCCATCCGTTGGAGTTGGATTTCCTCGCTCCCGACGAGATCGAGGGCGCTCTCTCCCAGCCTGCGAAGGGAGTGTCGGAATGAAGTCGCCCGAAGCGAAAAGACTGTTCCGTTCATCGGTGATTTTCACAATCACCGCATTTGTCGGCGTGCCGCTCGATGCGCCTCAAATCTATGTCGCGGTCATTTTCCTCGCCGCCATCATTTGCGGATGTGCATCCGACATCGTCATGACCATCGACAGGGCCTCCACAGGACCGGCTGGCACCGGAGGCGACCATGGCGACTGAGCGAGAGTACGACGACATCATCGCGCCCATGCTCGCCGATGTGGCGAAGCGAGCCGCCGAACTGGGCATGAGCCTTGTCGCCCGCGTCGAATGGGAGCCCGGCGAGGCTGGCATCACTCAGATTGGGCCGATGACCAGTGCCGCGCAGATTATGACGCAATACGCCGCCCTCAGCCGCGGAAACATCGACGGCATGCTCATCGGCCTCCTGAAGGCCGTGGACTGCTCGCAGTCGATGTTTCTGCATGGCTACGCCAACCCAGCAAGGGGGGGCGATCATGAGGCGTGAACTCGAACTCATCTTGGCATGCCTGGTGCTCGGCATCACGGCCTCTGTCACCTCGTATCGCTGGGGCTATGACGACGCTTCCGCCAAGGCCGCCGCCGATCAGGCGTGGGTCAATCAGCAAATGGAACAAGCGGGCTTCTGCGTCTGGGTTCGGCAAGCATCGTTCGCCAGCCACTGCACCAGCGTTTCGAGCGGGGGCGGCGAATGATCATCCTGCGAAACCACCTTACCTTCTATTGGGCCAAGGAAGGCGCGGCGTACTCCGTCACGGACGACATCCGCTTTGTCACCGGACGATACCGAGGCGGCGGTCCGTGGATCACGCGCCGGAAGTGCTACGCCTTGGCGCTGCGGTACGGTTTCGCGTTCCGGCTTCGGCTCGACGGCGACTGGCATTTTGTCGGCTATCTCCGGCTGGAACATCTCGGCGAAACCAATGAGCCGGACGCCCTAAAGGCGGGCGGAGCCGCCCCGGTCGGAGGCGATCATGGCCGATGAACTGAAACCCTTCACCTGCTCGTACCAGTTCGAAGGTCGTCAGATGGACTTCACTTGCCACGCCCGCAACTGGGACGAGGTATCCGCGCGCCTCAGGGCGATCGGCACGACGGCCGTCGTCAAGGGTGAGCAGGTTTCCGAGGTGGACGCTGGCGTCTTCGGTGAAGCGCTCGGCCGGACGCTCTCCGCTGCGCGTGGTTTCAAGAACAGACGGGGCCGGTGATGGGCTACATCGTGTGCTGGAGATCTGGGAAGATCAGCGTATCGCGGCGAGTGCCGAAGGGCGCCATGGGCGTCGTGACAGGCCATGGCAATCGCCTGCATCGCGTCCTGCGCCAGCATGGCAGCCTCGAACGCAGTGGCCACGCCTACCTGCTGCCCACCCTTCAGACGGCCCTTGACGATCGCGCGGCAATTGTCGCGATCGACGCGTTCGTCGGGTCTGTGCGCGAGATCCTCGCGCGCGGCCCTCACCGCCGTTTGCGTGGAGGGCGTTTGCTTTGACCCAGCGCCCCATCCCGCCTTCATTCACCCAGGGCTACGCGATCATGACCCCGGGCGGCTCGATCATCGAGCACACCTACCGCCGGACGCCCGAGGAGGCGATCGCGACGATCGCCACGCCGGACGATCCCAATCGCTGGCGGGCATTTGAGGAGCACGGCTGCACCGTCCAGTTCGTCTACGCCCGCATTTTCGTGCCGCAGTATTTTCCCACGAAACCCGACAGAGAAGGAGCCGAGCCATGAGCCTCGTCGGACGCATTCACGCCGCCGCCAAACAGGCAGGCCTCGATGACGACACCCGCCGCGCAAAATGCATGGTTCTTGTCGGCAAGCCCTCGACCAAGGACATGACCGACGCCGAGCTTTGGAAGGTGCTGCAAACCTTCGAAAACGAGGGCTACGCCTCGCGCAAGCCGCCGCGCGTCGACGGCCGGACCCGGAAGTCGCCCTTTACCGGCAAATACGTGCCGAAGATGCGGGCGCTGTGGATCGCGCTCTACAATCTCGGCGCCATCGCCGATCGGCGTGACAGCGCCATCGAGAGCTTCGCGCTCGGCCACCAGGTCAAGGGCATCGACGACGTGCGGTTCATCCATGCGCACAGTGACGGCCAGTCGGTCATCGAGGCGATGAAAGCCATGCTTGCCCGCCATGGCGTTGACTGGGCTGATCGCAAGCCTTGCCCGGTTTGGGAAACGCGACACGGCTACAAGATTGCCCGCGCGCAATGGGCGAAGCTCAGCCCGAACGGCAGCCGGGATTTCTGGAAGGTTGTCACGGACCTTCTCGACCTGGACGAGACCGTCCGCGACTTCACCGACGAGCAGTGGATCACCGTCATGAACCTGCTCGGACAGCGCATCCGCAAGATGCCGAAAGGTCGGGCATGACCGAGATCCCGGGATCGCACGCCGCCATTTTCGAGGCGCTCCTCGTCGGCCTGATGCAGAAGGCGGACATGGCGGCGGCCGGTGAGGATCGCCGCACCCTCGAATGCCCGCGCTGCGGTGGCAAGCTTCACATCGTCCTGGTCGGTGCACGGAAGCATCTGCGCATGGCTTGCGACGGCGGCTGCGGCATGTCGGCGATGGAGTAGACGCCTTGATAGATTTGCCCGTCGTCATTGCGGAAATTGAGCGTGTCGCCGGCCACGAGGCAGCGCTGGCGCTCGCCTTCGCAAAGGGCGGGCAGACCGTCTATATTCCAGCCTATGCCCAGGATGGGCATTGGCTCACCGATCTTGTCGGTCTTGAAGCGGCAACGAAAATCTGCAACCACTATCGCGTCGCCAACACGGGCGTGCGATTGCTGATCCCGATCGCCAAGACTGCGATGCAGCGCCGGCAGCTTGTCGAGGCGCTCGAAAAAGGTTCCTCGGCCTACCAGGCCGCCGCCAAGGCAAAGATGCATTGGCGCACTGCGTTCCGTATCCGGAAGAAGCTGAAAGGCCAGGGGGAACTCTTCTGATGCTGACACTGTCAGCATGTCCCTGAGCCGCTAGAAAAACCACTTTCGAGCCACGATTAACGGGCTTCGAAAGCGGCGATATGACCTCCCAAAGTTTTGAAAGCTGGCTGATATCCCGCCTTCGCGTGCACGGTGCCTATGGCGGCGCGATGGACGGCGCCGCGGGGCGCGAACTGTATCGCGCACTGGAGCGGTTCCAGGCGAGCGAGCATCTCGCAGTGTCGGGCGTGGCCGACCAGGCCACCGTCGATGCCCTCAGGAAGTCCCCGAATGCCAAGCCCAGCGGCCTCACGGTCTATGAACGCGCGCCCGAGGTGCCCGCCGAGCCCGTCTGGCTGCGCGAAGCCCGCCGCCTCATCGGCGTGCGGGAGGTCGTCGGCAAGGGCAGCAATCCGACGATCATGTCCTGGGCCAAACGTCTCGGTGGTTGGGTCGCAAGCTTCTTCGCCGATGACGATATCGCCTGGTGCGGCCTGTTCATGGCGCATGTGCTTGGCCTGACGCTGCCGCGCGAGCCCCTGCCGGCCAACCCGCTCGGCGCGCTCCAGTACAACAAGTTCGGCCGCCAGCTCGCCGCGCCCGCCCTCGGCGCCATCATGACCTTCACTCGGGACGGCGGTGGGCATGTCGGTCTTTATGTCGGCGAGGACGCGACCCACTTTCATATCCTCGGCGGCAACCAGTCGAACAGCGTGCGGGTCTCCCGCATCGAGAAGGGACGCCTTTCCGATACCCGCTGGCCGAAAACCGGCGAGCCCGAGCGCCCGGGTCGCGTCTATCTGACCGCCGCCGGCACGCCAGCATCCTCGAACGAGCGCTGACCCATGTCTCTGGTGAAGCCCTCCTACTCGACGTCGAAGCGGCACCTGCTCTATTCGTCGGTGCTGGCCTGGTCCGTCATCCTGATCTGCGCGATCGGGGCCGTCATGGGCCGGTCCGAGGCCGTCGCCTTCGGGACGATCGCCGTGCCTTCGATGGTCGCGCTCATTGCGGCCATGCTCGGCATCCATCGCATCTCCGGCTCCATGGACTTTCGCGCCTCCAACTTGCCGCGCGATCAGCCGGGAGGTGAACCGTGATTGCTGGGATGTTTCGTCAAGCAGCGCTTCCCGTCCTCGCCGGGTTAGCGCTGCTCTTTTTCGGCCTGCTAGTCCTCTGGCTGATCCTGGTCAAGTTCGACGACATGATCGAGCGGGCGGCAAAGGCGGCCGCCGAAGGTCGGGACGCACACTGGTCGGCGCAGATAGAGCGCGCCAATGCGGACGCAAATCGCCGGATCGCCGACCAGGCGAAGGCGGCGCTGGCCATTGAGACGGATGCGAACGCGCGCGTGCGCGTCGTCGAAGAGCAGCTCACCAACATGGAGATTGCGAATGCGGCCTTGCCTTTCGGCGATGCTTGCGGCCTCGGCCGTGATCGCGTCCGCCTGCTCCCCCACTGAGCCCGCGCCGCTCGTGCGTGTCGAACAGCGCCCAGTCGTGCTGCCCGAGGTTGCCCGTCAGCCCTGCGCGAATCCCCGTGCACTTCCCGACCGCGATCTCTCCTCGCGGGAGGTTGCGACCAACTGGGGCGCCGACCGGGCGGCCCTGACTACCTGTGAAACGAGACGGGCGGCTGCGGTCGCGGCCGTCGATGCAAGCGAAGGAAATCCCTGATGGACGTCTCCCCCCTCAAGGACTGGCTCGGCCTGATCGCGCTGCTGATCTCCGTCGGCACGCCTCTGGTTCTTTATTTCAAGTCCGACGCCAAGAAGGCGATCGAGACGCTCGGCCTGCATTCGAGCCGGATTCAGAAGCTCGAAGACGAGATGCGGCACCTGCCGGACAAGGAGACGGTCCACAACCTCCAGCTCGCGCTGACGAAGATGGAGGGGCAGATCGCGACGATGGTGAAATCCTCCGAGGCCACGGAGCGCGCCACCAGGCGCGTGGAAGACTTTCTTATGAGCAAATCCTGAGGGGCAGGACATGGCGGCTGAAGACTACGCACAGTGGGTGGATGAGAATATCCGCCTCATCATCCTGAAAGACCTGGCCGACCCGAAAACGGGCGGCAGCACCAACACATTCCTGATTCAGAAGAGCCTCGAGCGGTTCTCCTATCGCAAGTCCCGGGACTATATCCGCAACCAGCTCCTGTTTCTGGAGAGCGAGGCCGGCGCCGTGCGAACGCGCACCGAGGGCACGGAGACCTCAGCGGAAATCACCCGCCGCGGCCGTGACCATGTCGAGCGCCGCACCGTCCTGGCTGGCGTGCAGGCTCCCGGCGACGCGGAGTAGTCCGCCATGGCGCCGCACATGAGACCCCGCCCTTCCGCCATCGACCAGCTGCCCGAAGAGTGCGAGGCTATCGTCGCCTGGGCGGCGCAGGAACTTGCCAACACCCCGAAAAGCCAGACGGAAATCTACGCAGAGTTCCGGATGAAGCTGATCGCGCTCCAGGGCGAGCTTGGCCTTGCCTTCGACATTCCGCACTTCTCGTCTTTCAATCGGCACGCCTTGCGCCTGGCGAAGGTCACCCAGCGGCTTCAGCGTAGCCAGATGATCGCCGACGCTGTTGTTGCCCGCACCGACGGTGAAGACGCCGACAAGCTGACCCAGGCGTCCACCCGGCTCCTGAAGACCATCATCTTCGAGATGATGGAGAACGCGGCCGACGATGGCTTTGTGCCGAAGGAAGCCCACCAGGCGGCGGCGGCACTCTACCGCCTCTCGATGGCCGAGAACATTTCCACCCAGCGCCGGCAGAAGCTCAACGTGGAATTTGCGCAGAAGGCCGAAACCGCCATCGAGCAGGTCTCGAAGGAACTCGGCCTCTCCGCCGAACGCGTGGCGCAGCTACGCAAGGACTTCCTCGGCGTGCGGCCGCGTGACGACAAGCCGGCTGAAGAAGCGGATGGAGACGAAGAATGAAGCGCGCCATTGCCGCCGAGCCGGTCCTGCCGCGTGCGACGAAAGACCTTTCCGACGACTTTCTGCGCGGCTCGGACTTCCCCGAGGATCTCGACCCGTTTGCCGACGGCGTGCTCATGAAGCACCAGGCCGAGTGGGTGGCGGACAAAAGCGACTTGAAGATTTGCCCCAAGGGCCGGCGCACCGGCATCACCTTCGCCGAAGCGCTCGACGACACGCTGATCGCTGCGGCCGCCCCGTCTGCAGGCGGCGACAACGTCTTTTATATCGGCGACACCAAGGACAAGGGCCGGGAATTCATCGGCTATGTCGCCAAGTTCGCCAAGACCGTTGCGAAGGAGCTGGTCGAGATCGGCGAGTTCATGTTCAAGGATCAGCTGAAGGATGGCACGATCCGCGACATTCCCGCCTTTCGTTGCGTGTTCGCGTCGGGCTTTCGTGTCGAGGCGCTTTCGTCCCGGCCGGAAAACATCCGTGGTCTTCAGGGTATAGTCGTCATCGACGAGGCGGCGTTCCATCGCAATGTCCGCGGCGTCCTCGATGCCGTCAACGCCCTGCTGATCTGGGGCGGCAAGATCCGCGTCATCTCTTCGCATAACGGTGTGCTCAACCCGTTCAACGAACTGATCAAGGAAGCACGGGCCGGGAAGATCCCGTTCTCGATCCACGAAGTGACCTTCGCCGATGCCATCCGCAACGGCCTCTACAAGCGCGTCTGCACCATGCGCGGCAAGAAATGGTCGCCGAAGGCCGAACAGAAATGGGAGGCGAAGATCCGCGGCGCCTATGGCGTGCGGGTCGCCGCCATGCGCCAGGAGCTGGACGCCATCCCTGCCGAGCAGGAGGGCGCGGCGCTCACTCGCGTCCTGATCGAGCGGCAGATGCAGGACGGCATTCCGATCGTGCGGTGGGCTTGCTCCGACGATTTCAAGAACTGGCCGGAGGAAAGCCGCACGGCCGAAACGAAAAAGTGGTGCGAGGAGAACCTCAAGCCGCTTCTCGACAAGCTCGACCACCGCCGTCAGCATGTCTTTGGTGAGGACTTCGGCCGCAAGGGCGATGCCACCGCCATCGTCCCGATGGAGATCGGCCAGGACCTGGTGCGGCGGACCTGCTTTGTCGTCGAGCTGCACAACGTGCCGTTCGACCAGCAGCGGGAAATCCTCTTCTATGTCGTCGACCGCCTGCCGCGCCTTTCCGGCGGCGCCCTCGATGCGCGCGGCAACGGCGCCTATCTCGCTGAGAAGGCCTCCCAACGCTACGGCGCGACAGTCGTCGAGGTTCAGCTTTCCGAAGCCTGGTACAAGCTGGAAATGACCGCCTACGTCATGGCGTTCTCGGATCAGACGGTCATCCTGCCGAAGGATGCCGATATCCTGGCCGACCACCAGGCGCTCGCCTACGTCAACGGCTACATCAAGGTGCCGGACGATCACAGGACGAAGGGTGCTGACGGCTTCGACCGGCACGGCGACACGGCCATTGCCGGCGCACTCGCCTATTTCGCCAGTCGCGCGGATCTCGAATCCTTCGACTACGTGCCGGCCTCCCAGGCCGATCAGTTCAACGACAACGTTCCGATGTTCGAGCAGCCCGCGAGCGGCGGCCTGATCCCGCGGATTTCCGGAGGGCTCTTCTGATGGCGCGCACGCCGCAGATCATCGACCAGTGGGGCAATCCCGTTTCCACACAGCAGCTGCAGAAAGAGTTTGCGGCGCCGACGCTTGGCGGCGTCCACTCCGTCTGGACGCCGACGATCGTGTCCGGCCTGACGCCGATCGGGCTTGCCGAGATCCTGCGATCGGCGGCCCGGGGCTATCCCGACCAATACTTCGCGCTCGCGACCGAAATGGAGGAGCGCGATCTGCACTACGCCGCCGTGCTCGGCACGCGCAAACGGGCCATCACCGGCATCAAGCCCATTGTCGTTGCGGCGTCGAAGGACGCGGAAGACGAGAAGATCGCCGAAGCGGTGCGCGAACTTGTCGAAGGTCCGTACTTTGCCGACGACTATTTGGCGGATCTCCTCGATGCGCTCGGCAAGGGCTATTCCGTTGTCGAGACGATCTGGGATCGCTCTGGCAAGGAGTGGCGGCCGGCGCGCTACGAATGGCGCGACCAGCGGCATTTCGTGATCGACCAGCGCGACGGCCGGACGCTGCGGCTGAAGCACATGGGCGACATCAACGGTCTCGACCTGCCGCCCTACCAGTTCTCGATTCATCGCCCCAAGATCATGTCGGGCCTGCCGATCCGGGCCGGCCTCGCTCGCCTGGCGGCATGGGCCTTCCTGTTCAAGTCCTACACGCTGAAGGACTGGATGGCCTTCATCGAGGTCTACGGGATGCCCCTGCGCGTCGGCAAGTTCGGCCGCGGCGCCAGCCTCGACGATCGCCGGGTCCTTCTGCAGGCGGTGCGCGATATCTCCTCCGATGCCGCCGCCATCATCCCGAAGGAAATGGAGATCGAGTTCATCGAGGTCGCGGGCGCGTCGGGCAATGCCGTCTTTTCTGACAAGGCGGAATATCTCGATCGACAGATTTCGAAGGGCGTTCTCGGCCAGACCATGACGACGGACGACGGTTCGTCCCTGTCACAAGCGGCCATCCACGAAAACGTTCGGCACGATATCGCTCGCGCCGATGCCCGGCAGACGGCCATCACTGCGAACCGCGATCTTATCCGCCCCTTCGTCGATCTCAACTATGGCCCGCGTGACAAGTACCCGACGCTCGTCATTCCGATCACCGAAAACGAGGACATCACCACCCTTGTCGCCGCGATCGAGAAGCTGGTGCCGCTCGGCTTGAAGGTCAGCATGCAGCAGACGCGGGAGCGCATCGGGTTTGAAGAGCCGGACGAAGACGACGAACTTCTCACCGCGCGCGCACCGACCCCGCCCGTCATCGAAACCGGCGCCAAGCCGCCGAAACCGGTCGAGCCCACGCCACCTCCGCCTCAGAAGGCGGCGGCCAGGCTGCGGACGTCCTGCCCGCATTGTGGCGAATTTCATGCGACGGCTGCCGACGAGCGGGGTGAGTTGGACGCCCTGGTCGATGACGCGCTCGCTGATTGGGAAGAGGACCTCGCACCGCTTTTAAACCCGCTTCGAAAGTTGGTCGAAACGTCGACCAGCTACGCGCAGATCGAGGCGGGCCTTGACGATCTGATCGCCAAGATGGACGCGGGGCCGCTCGCCGATCGGCTTGCCAAGCTGATGATGAAGGCGCGCGGGCTCGGGGATATCGGCGATGGACGCCTTTGATCTCTTCAAGACGGCCCCGCAGGAAACCGTCAAATACTTCGAGGCCAAGGAGCGCCGGCCGTCCTTCGACTGGCGGGACGTCGCGCCGGAAGAGCACGCCTTTGCCTTCACGGTCGCCAAGTCAATTGGCTATGACATTCTCGACGATCTTCAGGCGGCGGTCGGGTCGGCCATCACAAACCGCACGTCGTTTGAGGAGTTTCAGCGCGGTATCATCGAAACGCTGCGCGACAAGGGTTGGTGGGGCAAGAAGCTCGAAATCGACCCGCTGACCGGCGAGGAAAAGCTCGTCCAGCTCGGATCGACGCGCCGGCTGAGAACCATCTATTGGGCGAACACCGCGACCGCCCATGCCGCAGGTGAATGGGAGCGCACGGAGCGCAACAAGGCTTTCCTGCCCTTCCTGGTCTATGAACTGTCCACCGCTGAGCGAAAGCGCCTGGAGCATAAGGGCTGGGTCGGCATCGTCGCGCCCGTCGACGATCCCATTTGGAATCGGCTCTATCCGCCGAACGGTTGGCTCTGCAAGTGCCGCGTACGGCAGATATCGCGGCGCGAGGCGATCCGGCTCGGTTGGACCGAGGATTCGGGGCCGATCATTCTCGAAGAGCGGCCATGGCTGAACAAGCGCACCGGTGAAACGCACATGGTCCCGGTCGGTGTCGACCCGGGCTGGGATATCAATCCCGGCAAAGTGCGCGGCCGGAACGTCTCGCAGTTCCTGCACGACAAGATCGAGGCGATGCCGCCCGTTCGCCAGAGGGTCGCCATCGAGGACATCGTGCGTTCGCCCATCCTGAAAGCGATGGTGGGCGGGCATATGCCGAAGGCGTCCTTGCCGGTGGCACAGGTGCCGGCGCGGCTTGCCGAGGATACGGGCGCGACCAGCTCGGTCGTGCGCCTCTCGTCCGATAGCGTCGGGCATGTGTTGAACGATCATGCGGAGCGCGGACTTACGGTCGATGATTTCCGCGCCGCGATCGCCGTGCTGACGGCTCCTGCCGCTATCGTCCGCGAACCCGGCGCGCGCTCAGCCCGCCTTTACGGCGCTTCGGGCGGTGCCTGGTGGCGTGTCGTCGTCAAATCGGCCGCGGACGGCGGCGAGTGGTGGCTGACCAGCTTCCTGCGCAAGAGCGAGAAGGAAGCAAGGCGCGTCATCGAGCGCGCGGAGAGGAAAGGTCATGTTGTGGAATGATGGCGCGGAGGGGCGGCACTCCCTCACGGATCCGACTGCTCGCCGTCCCGGTCGACCTTGCTCGCGCCTGCCGTCAAGATGCGGCACTTTCGTTCGATTTTCAAGCGGGGCCGGCGACATCGCGCAGGATCGCCACAGATGCGCGTCGGCGGGTCGAGGGCAAGAAGGTTCGTCTTGGGACACAAACGCGCCCCACGGCCTTTAAATCATCTTTAAAATCGACGCTCTTTCCCGACGCGGCATAGCAGTTTCAGATTTAGGGAAGCGGTGGCCCGATCGGGCTTGGCACTGACAGTGTCAGTGTCGCGGTGCCTGCCGCGACAATCCAATGTTCGCCCATGAGCACGGCGACCGCAACAGCATTTTTTACCGATCTGGCCAGCGAGGGCAACACCCCGCCGGAATGGGTCGAGCTTTTTCCGAAAGGTCCGGCCCTCACGGCGCGCGATGGTCGCGCCTGGACGCTGGAGCCGCAGCGCGTCGTCGCGGCCTTTGCCCGTGAACAGGTGCCGCTCGCCATCGACTACGAGCACGGCCAGGCGCTGCTTGCTGCCGAAGGCAAGGAGGCGATCGCCGCCGCCTGGATAACGGCCGTCGAGGAGCGGGACGGCGCGGTCTGGGGCAAGGTCGAATGGACCAAGGCCGCGGCCCGCAAGGTTCTCGACAAGGAATACCGCTTCCTGTCGCCCGACTTCGTCCACACCCGCGACGGGCTGATCCTCAAACTCAACGGCGCCGGTCTCGTAAACCGGCCTGCCCTCGTCATGACGGCGCTGAGCCGCAAGCAACCCGAAACCAAGGAGACGGAAGACATGAGCCTGAAGGCAATTGCCGCCAAGCTCGGCCTCAAGGACGATGCCGACGAAAAGGCGGTGCTGGCGGCGCTCGACGAGCGCGACGGCCAGCGCAAGGCGCTCTGCGCCAAGCTGAAGATCGATGACGCCGGCGATGCCGCCGCGATCGACGCGGCGATCACCAAGCTGCAGGCGGACACCGAAACCGCGCTCGCCTCCGTGAAGGCTTCGCCGGCCGCTGCCGAGGTTGCCGCTGTGAAGCAGCAGCTCACCGACACCCAGACGGCGCTTGCCGCCCTTCAGAAGAAGGACACCGACCGCGAGATTGACGGCGCGCTCGACGCCGCCCAGGCGGCCGGCAAGATCACGCCCGGCTCGCGCGATACCTATCGCGCCATGTGTGCGGTCGACGGTGGCCTTGAGCGCTTCAAGGCACTCGCCGCCACGCTCCCCGTCATCTGCGAGCCGACCGTCCTCAACAACGGCGAGGCCGTCACGACCACAGCCGACGACACCCTCAACCCCACGGCACTCGCCGCGAAGGCCCGGAAGTACCAGGATGATCAGGCCGCCATCGGCGTCACGGTCTCCATCTCCGAAGCCGTCGAACATGTGAAGGCTGCACGCGCATGACGCCCATTCTCACCAAGAGCTTCCGCGTCGGCGCCGCCGCCATCGCCGGCTTCCTCATCATGAAGTTCGGCGCGGGCGGCGTCGCCGAGGTCGCAAGCGCGGGAACCGATCCGCTGATCGGCGCTGCCGGCTCCATGGGCGCGCCCGCCGGCGGCATGGTCGACGTGACCGAGGTCGGCTGGAGCGAGGTTCGCGCCGGCGGCAACATCTCCTGGGGCGACCCGCTCACCGCCAACAATCTCGGCAAGGCGGTGAAAGCCGTTCCCGTTGCCGGCTCCGTCGTCTCCATCATCGGCTTCGCGCGCTCCGACGCCGCCGATGGCGATGTCATCCCCTACATCGTCGCGCCGGGCGTTCTCGCCACGCCGGCCGCGTAACCCACGAGGACCTTGCCCATGTCGACCGTCAATCGGCCGTTTCCCGTCAATCCCACGCTGACCGCGATCTCCATCGGCTATCGCAACCCGGCGCATACGCTGATCGGCACCCGCGCCTTGCCGGGCGTCGAGGTTCTCGACGAAAACTTCAAGTGGACCGAGTTCCCGCTTTCCGAGGGCTTCACCGTTCCCGAACTGGAAGTCGGCCGCAAGGGCCAGGTCAACCAGGTGGAGTTCACCGGCACGGAAGCGACCTCGTCCGTCAAGGACTATGGTCTCGACGACGCGCTTCCGCAGTCGGACATCGAGGCCGCCCGCCGTGCCCGCGCCGAGAAGCGTTCCAACTTCGATCCCGAGAACCAGGCGGTGGAAGGCCTGACCAATCTCCTCCAGCTCGGCCGCGAGGTTCGCGCCGCAGCCGTCGTGCAGAACGCCGACAACTACGATGCCGCCCGCAAGATCGCACTCACCGGTACTGACCGCTTCGACGACTACGACGACAGCGATCCCTACGGCGTCATCGACGAGGGCATGGACAAGACGCTGATCTACCGGCCGAACCACATCGTCATGGGCCAGCCCGTCTGGTCGAAGCTCAAGCGCCATCCGCGTTTCATCAAGGCCGTGAAGGGCGGGCTGACGGAAGACGGCGCCATCACCAAGGCACAGTTCGCCGAACTGTTCGAGATCCCGGTCGAGAACTTCCTGGTCGGCGTTGCCCAGGTGAACCTCGCCCGCAAGGGCCAGGCGGTGAATCTCGCCCGTGTCTGGGGCAAGTCGATCCAGCTCCTCTATCTCGATCCGTCGAAGAAGCAGGCAGATGGCTCGGTTATCACCTGGGGGATGACGGCTGAACTCGGCAGCCGCATCGCCGGCTCCATCGAGGACAAGGATATCGGCCTTCAAGGCGGCCGCCGAGTGCGTGTCGGCGAGCGCGTCCGCGAACTCGTGGTGGCCAAAAGCGTCGGCTACCTCATCCAGACCGCCGTTTCCTGACCTTCCCTGCGGGTTGCCCAAGGCCCGCACCCGTGCGCCGCATGGCGCGCGGGTCTTCCGCAAACGGCGATCGGCGCCGTTTTCGCAAGACCCGGAGAGCGAACATGAAGAAACCCGTCGAGAGCAACGACCAGGACGCTGCCGCCAAGGCGAAGGCAGAGGCGGACACCAAGGCTGCGGCCGACCTTGCGGCGAAGGAAGCCGAGGAGAAGGCCAAGGCCGAGGCAGCGGAGAAGGCAGAGGCTGCAAAGGCGGAAGCTGACGCCAAGGCGAAGGCAGAAGCGGACGCCAAGGCCGCCGCCGACCTTGCGGCAAAGGAGGCCGAGGAGAAGGCCAAGGCCGAGGCAGCCGAGAAGTCGGCGGCCGCAAAGGCGGAAGCTGACGCCAAGGCGAAGGCAGAAGCGGACGCCAAGGCCGCCGCCGAGCGCAAGGGGCCGCTTGCGAAGCAGGAAATCCGCTATCGCGGCAAAACCTATGGCCCGGGCGAGTACCTGCCGGCCGACATCGATGACGAGACTTTCGACGAACTCGACGATCTCGGCGCGATCTGAGGAATACCTCGAGAGGGAGGCCTGGTCCGGCTCGCGAGGCCGTCAGCACCCATCGACCCGGCTCACGCCGGATAGGGGACGTTACGAACGTAGGGGCTCAGCCCGCCTCCCGCACCGGATTTGAAAAGGCGCTTTCGATGACTGAACACACTGGCCTGCCCGTCGCCGGCTATCGCTCGCAGAGCGAAGCGAAGATTGCCGCCGTCAACGAAAACAAGAAGGTCGAGGAAGGCATCCTTCGCCTCCTTGATGCGCTTGCGGAACTGCCGGACGTCGACCGGCGCTGGCTCGCCACTGGGCGAACCCATATCGAGCAGGGCTTCATGGCCATCAACCGCGCGATCTTCCAACCCGAACGCGTCAAGCTCGATGGCGACGAGGTGTAGCCGTGATCTATGCCACGCTTGAACAGATGGAGCAGGACTGGGGCGCCGCCTTCCTTGGCGACCTCTTGCCGGCGGACGTCGAGTATGCCGACGCCTACGAGGTGGCGCTCTCCAAGGCGAGCGCCGAAATCGACATCCATTTGTCGGCCCGCTACACCCTGCCGCTGCCCGCCGCACCGGCTGGCCTGGTCACGCCCTGCGTCAACATTGCGATCTACCATGTGGCGGTGCGCCATACGGCCCTGACCGTGACGATCGACGATCGCTACAAGCAGGCCGTCGAGCTGCTGGAGCGCATCGCGGACGGCAAGGCCGGCCTCGGCGCCGAGGAGCCGCGCGTGAGTTCCGAACCCGAGGCCTCCGCCGGCGGCGCGTATTTCACGGCCAACGAGCGCCACTTCTCGCGCAGGACCCTGCCATGAGCGCCATAGGTGTCGAGATCGTCGATGTCGGCCTTGAGGACGCGCTCCTCAAGATCGAGGGCATTGCCGATGCGCCGTTCGGCGAGCTGATGGAGGGCATTGGCCGCCTGGTCCAAGGCCAGACCCGCCGGCGTATCGCCAGCGAGAAGACATCACCGGACGGCACGGCCTGGAAGGACAACCTTGCCGGCAGCGGCGTCCTGCACGACAGCGGCGCGCTTTACGATTCGATTGACTACCAGGCTTTCCCCAACGGCGTCCTGGTCGGCTCCGGTCTCGTCTATTCGCGCATCCACCAGCTCGGCGGCACCATCGTGCCTCGATACATGCAGGCCTTGAAGTTCTGGTGGGTCGCAGGCGGCTGGGTAGAATTCGCGATCGTCAAGAGCGTGACGCTGCCGGCCCGGCCGTATCTCGGCCTCTCCGCCGATAACCGCGTCGAAATCGTCGAGGCGGCGGAAGACTGGCTTTCGAGGCTCGTGCAATGACGGGTCGCATCAACGCCTTCCGCGCCGCCGTCATGGCGGACATCAAGATCATCCTTCCGCAGTTGCAAACCATCGAGCCGCAGTTCGGGCGTTTCAACCTGGACGAACTGGAGCGGACCTCATTGCGCTGCCCGGCCGTCCGCGTTGCCGTGCTGAACGGCAAGCTGACCGACAACGCCTCAGGCCAGTCCGATGCCTCCCTCCAGTGCGCCGCCTTCATCGTCACGGACGGCAAGGCGCGCGACGAACAGGGATGGACGCTCGCCGAGGCCATTGCGACCCTGTTGCATTCGGCCCAGCGCTGGACGCTGAACCACATTGGCGCACCGGAGAAGCCGAGCATTCAGCCGGTCGTATCCGCCTCCATCAAGGATCGCGGCGTGGCGATCATCGCCGTCGAGTGGACACAGGCCATCCGCCGCCTCGGCGAAAACATCTTCGATGAGGCGGGCGTGGCGCTGACCGAACTCTACGTCAACGGCGACGAGATCGAGTTGCCGGCGCCGGGAGACGAGCCATGAATCGCCGCGACCAGCTGATCATCGCCCGCGAGTTCCGCACCCTCTACAAGGTCGCCGATGATCTCGATCGCCGCATGGCGTCCATGTTCCTTTCCGGCACGGTGAAGGAGGTCAAAGGCAACCTGGTGCAGCTCGAAATCCTCCCCGAGGACAGCCGCACCGGCAAGCCCTTCCTGTCGCCATGGGTGAAGGCGCAGGAAGCGGCCGGCCAGAGCGGGTCGCACCTGCCCGTGAAGGTTGGCGACCCCATGCGGTTGATATCGCCAAACGGTGAGATCGGCTCGCAGTCGCTGGCCGTGCGCGACGGCTACACAGACGCCGCCAAGAACCCGACCGACAAGCCGCAGGAAGAAATGATCTTCGCCAATGACGGGCCGGTGCGCCTGCGCGGCTCGAAGATCATCCTGGAAGGTGAAATCCACCTCGGCGGCGAAGGCGGCAAGGCAGTCCATCGCATCGGCGACGCGGACAGCGACGGCGACACGGCCGTCGGCGGCGCCACGAAGGTTTACGCGCTCTAGAAAGGAGCTTTTGATGACCGTTAAAACCGAGTTCGAAGTCACTGAAAAGGCCGGCAATTTCGTTGCCGGCCGCCGCTCGCCCGGCAAGGGCGGCAAGATCTCGCTCACGGAGGATGAGGCGCATTTCGCGCTGGCGGCCGGCGAGCTGAAGCGGCCGGGCGCGACGTCCGGCAAGAAGCCGAAGGGCAAGGATGCCCCGCCTGCAGGCGACCCGCGTGGCGGAGAGGCCGAGGGCGGAACCGAAACGCTCGCCGAGAACCCGCCCGTGGTGACGGAGTAATCCGCCATGCGCGCAGGCTTCGACGAAGTGACGGGACGGATGCTGGTGGGTTGGCCCCATTGCCAGCAGTCCATCCGCGTGTGCCTGCGCAAGCGCATCCGCACCGTCGAGATGCGCTATCACCACGGCTGCGAAGTCCCTGAACTTCAGGACGGCAACACCGATGCGGACACGATCTTCGACGTGTTCGTGGCGATCGCCGAAGCCCTTGCCGATCCTGACGGCGGAGAGCCGGGCTTCCGCCTGCAGACGATCGGCGTCCATGTCGTCGGCCGCACCGGGCGCACGGTCTTCCTACTCTCCGGGATTTTCTTCCCGCGCGGCCACCTCGGCGATTACTCGATCTATGAGCCGCACGACGTCTATTGGCCGGAGGCGATGGCAGCATGACCTTTGCCTATCCCGCCCCGACGATCACCGCCGAACTTGACTACGAGGCCCTGCGCGACCAGCGCTTTGCCGCCTTCATTGCGCAATGGAACGGATATCGGGCTCGCAATCCCAACGCCGGCCTCCCTGAGTTCACCACGGCCACGCTTGCGAATTCGATGGAGGCGATCGCGCTCGGCGCGGCCGCCGATGGCGACCTTTACTTCGTGGGCCGGGCGAATGCCGTCGCCCGTGCTGCGGTCCTGGTCGACTTCGCCTACGGTGCGGATCTCGATCTGCATGGCCTCGATACCCGCGTGCCGGGGCACCCGGAAGGCGTGACCAGGCACCCCGAGGAGGGCGATGAGGACTATGCTGCGCGCATCCGCGAGGCGCGGGCCGGTTCGTCGGCCGCCGGCCCGGACGATTGGTGGTTGACCCATGCCCGCGCGGCCGACAGCCGGGTCCGTTCAATCGGGCTCGACTACAAGGGCCTGGGCGAATTGGAGATCTACGTCCTGTCGAAAGACAACGGCGGCATCCCCGACGAGGCGATGATCGAGGCCGTGACTGAGCGCCTGATGCGCAGGAACGTCCGGCCGAGGACCGCCACGCCGATCGTCAAGAGTGCGATCATCGCCGAGATCGATGTCGTCGCTTATGTCTGGCTGCATCCGGAGGCATCGGAAAACCGCCTTGATATCCTCAAGGCGGCAGCGCTCGCCCAGAACGAAAAGGACCAGGCGCTCGATCGCGACCTGACCCACCACTATCTGAAGCGCCTCATCGACGCGCCCGACGTCTACGATATCGCCATTACGTCGCCGGCCACGGACCTGCCCGCCGGCCCATCCCGTGCCTACGCCATCCGCTCGATGGAGCTGATCCTCGCCGGGAGGAACCGATGACCAGCCGCCTTACCCCGGGAGCGACCGGCTATTTTGGCCGCGCGGTTGCGGACGCGAACGATACCCATGGGCGTTACGCCCAGGACATCGACGTCATCCCGCAGCTCGGCCGCACCACCATTCTTCCCGGTTGGTTGCCGTGGCTCCTGCGCAATGAAGGCCTTGAGCCTCTCATGCCCTACGTCGACTGGGCCGTCCTTTGGGCGAAAGGTCCCGCCTGGTTGCGCACGCGCGGCACGGCCGAGGCTTCCATCGAGGCGCTCGGATGGATCGGCTGGACGATCGACTTCGAATACGGCGCCGCCGGCACCCAGCTTTACGACCATTATCAAATCCATCTTGATCGGGTGCCCTGGCGCTCGGAGCTGGAGCGGCTCATACCCGTCGAAGGGTTCGCTAAATCGGAAGACAGCAAGTTCTTTCGCCTCGTTTCCGGCTATGACGTGCGCCCGGTTCGCGGCGGCCGCTCGTTGATGGCGCGCTCGATCTTCGGGCGCCACAGCGGCATCGATGTCCGCCCGGATTGGCCGCGCCTCTCCTTCAAGGTGCACGGCACGATGCACTGGCCCTCCTCGTCGAGCGCCCACTCGGCCGAAACCCTGACCGTGCTGACCTATGTGCTTCGGCGGGGCGATATCGTCTTCGGCCGCTCCCGGATCACACGCCGAGCGACCCGTGGTCCGATCTTCGGTTTGCAGCTTTCGGAAAGCACGGTCGCAACAGGTTCCGCGAACCACCGCACCAGCGAAAGCATTCGGCCGCTCGCCGGCATCGTCGGCGGCAGGTCCATCCTTGGTCGCCGCCAGGCTGTCTTTGTCGGCATGCGCAAGGTGCTCGGGCAGCATGCCGTTTTGGGGCGCACGCGCATCGGCTCGCTGTGGCGGCTCGCGACGATCGAGCAGCTCCTGGCCGTGCCGGAGCCCATCCGCCTCGATGGCCTGGCGGAGGCCGCGCCAGCGGTCTGTGCGCATGACGCCCTGACCGATCGGGCGGCGGTCTCGCGCGGCGGCTCGGTAACAGCCTCCGATGTCCCTGACGGCGTGCCGATGATCGCCGCCGTCGCCAACCTTCTCAATGCGCCCTGGTCGGGCCTGCCGTGGGGCGATGAGCCCTGGGGCCAGAGCCCGCGCGTGCTTGCAACCGACGAAACCGTGGAGACCTAAATGAGCGTGCTCAAGACAGCCGGCCGGGCCGATCTCGCCGCAGCCTACAAGGCGCTGGCGGCCGTGCCGAACAACTTCCTGATCGCCATCGGTGCTGGCGAAAGCTGGTGGGGGAGCCAGCAGCAGGTGCTGCTCGATCTCGATGCGGATGGTGAGACCGCCATCAACCCCGACCATGCACCGGTGAGCGGCGTCGTGGTGCGCTCGGCGAATGCCGCCACGCTCTATCAGGTCGGCGTCGACTATCTGGTCGATACTGCGACGGGTGTGATCAGCCGGAACGATGCCGGGTCCATTCCAGCCGAGGCCACGCTGCAGGTGACCTATGTGCCGACCGTGCCGCAGCCGGACCTCACGCGCCAGACACTGGTTGCCGAGGTCGGCCGCGTGCCGGTGACGGCCATCCACTTCATCGTGCCCTTCGACGAGGCGGAGGACCCCGAGGCCAACTATGTCATCGTCGAGGGCGCCAAATACGCCCTGATGGCCGAGCCCGCCCGCATGCTCCTGATGCAGGCGCACCTCAATGCCAGCGACGGCGTCGGCGAGCCCATCCGCGAGTATGCGCTCTTCTCGCGCTGCACCGTCGATCCGGAATTGCCGCCCGGCCAGGTCTATTTCGACGTCGACGACGTCACTGCGCCGGGCGTGATGGTCATCGCCAAACAGCGCACCCCTGTTCCTCATGACGGGACCGTCGGTCTCGACATGTCCATCATCCTCGAACTCTGAGGCCAGCCATGCCGTCGATGCCCCGCCACTACCGTGACACCTTCGATCCGACCAGGAACCGCACGCGGTTGCTCGCCTCGGAAGACAAGTATTTTTACGCGCAGGATTGGAATGAGAGCCTTTCGATGGAGAGGCACGCCCGTTCCGGCCTGGCGGATGCGATCTTCAGGGATGGTGAAGTCGTCCGCGGCGCGCAAATCCTCGTCGAGATCGGCGAGGCGGTGGCGCATGCCACGCTGGAGGCCGGTCAGGTCTATGTGCACGGCCAGATGCGCGACCTCGCCGCGACCGGTTTCGACATCCCGAAAGCCGGTGACGTGCTGGTCGGCGTCGTCCTCGAGACGCGCGTCATCACCAGCCTGGAGGACCCCACCCTCAAATTCCAGAACTTCGAGGATCTCGCCTTCGAAAGCCATGGCATGCCGCGCCAGGCGCAGCTCGAGGAAAAGCCGCGCTGGGGCGCCTCGACCGAAGCCCTCGTCGACACGCCGAGCGTCGGCTATTCCTTCTTCCCGGTTTATACCGTTCGGGACGGTGTCGTGGTCGACACCTCGCCGCCGACCGAGGCGGGCGCATTCGTCCAGTTGGTCGAGCGCTACGACCGCGAGAGCAACGGTCACTATATCGCCCGCGGCTGCAAGCTCTCCTATCTGGAGACCGCGGCCGGTGCCCAGATTTACTCGCTGGCCGAGGGCGTGGTGAACGTCGAGGGCCGCAAGATCGACCGGCCGGCATCCGTGCGCCTGACCTATGTCGAAGACCCGGATTTCGAGCGCATCAACGCCGAACCGCATCTCTTCGACGACGGCGGTACGGGGACATTCGTGATCACGCTGAATCGCACACCGGTGGCGGTGATCCATGACGTCTCCGTCCTTACCGAAAAGACCGTGACCGTCACGCGCGGCCAATCGACGGGCGGTCGCGACGCGTTGCCGGACAGCCAGATCCAGCAGATCATGAGCGTGGTGCAGGGTGGCACGACGTACACGTCGCCGGCCTCGTACAATCGCCTCGGCGATGAGGTGGATTGGTCGCCGGGTGGGGCGGAGCCTGCGCCGGGCTCGACCTACCAGGTGACCTATCGCTACAAAAAATCGATCGCGCCGACAGCATCGACCGAAACGACGGTCACGGTGACCGGCGCCGTCACCGGCTCCGAAGTCGATATCGACTATAGCTGGAAGATGCCGCGCTTCGACGTCATCGCGATCGACAAGGCGAATGCCGTTCATCGCATCAAGGGCGTTGCCTCGCCCTACAATCCGCAGCGGCCGCGCATTCCGGCCTACCTCCTCGAACTTGCGCAGATCGAGCAGCGCTGGACTTCGGACTATCCCCGCGTGCGCCAGACGGGCGTCCAGGCCGTCCCGATCGCGGACATGGAGCTGATGCGCGGCGCGATCATCGAGAACCGGCAGGAACTTGCGCGGATCCGCCTTCAGACTGAAGCGAGCGCCCGGAACCCGGCTGCGATCAACGGCATCTTCGCCGACAATTTCGAGAACGACGCGCAGCGGGACGCCGGCATCGAGCAATCGGCTTCGATCGTCGACGGCCGCCTGACGCTCTCGATCGCGGCCACGCTCGCCAATGTCAACGCGGGCGGCGATGGCTGGTCGCTTTCCTACGCTCTGGAAGAGGCGATCGTTCAGCCGCTCCGCACCCGCGCGCTGAAGATCAACCCCTACCAGAGCTTCGACCCCGTTCCGGCGGCTGTCAGATTGACGCCTTCGGTCGATGAATGGGTCGACGTCGAGACCCAGTGGGCGAGCGCGATCACGCGGACGTTGACGTCGATCGGCCGCAGGCGGGCGACGGAAACGAGCGAGGAACTGCTCGCATCGACCTCGGCAGAAGCTCAGTTCATCCGTCAGCGGGAAGTCGCCTTCGCGATATCAGGTTTCGGCAGCGGCGAGCTGCTCCAGTCTCTCACCTTTGACGGCGTCGATGTGACGCCGGCGCCGGCGCCGGCCGCCAATCCTGCCGGTGAGCTTTCCGGCATCTTCGACGTTCCCGCCAATATCCCGGTCGGCACCAAGACGGTGGTCGCGCTGGGTGCCGGCGGATCGATGGGCACGGCCGACTATACCGGCCGCGGCACGATCACGATCGAAGAGCGGCGCCGTGTCACCACGGTCTATCAGAAGGTCGATCCGGTCTTCCAGAGCTTCACGCCGGCGGAAGGCTTCCACCTGGGGGGCTGGCGCTTCCGCTTCTCCGCGATCGGCAATCGTGACGAACCCGTCGTCGTGCAGCTTCGCGAGGCGGTACAGGGCCAGCCGGCCCGCACCGTCATCGCCGAGGCGGTCATCGACATGCAGACGGCGACCACGGAAGCCGACACGGTTGCGCTGTTCCCGACGCTGCCCTGGTGCGAAACCGATGGCGAGCGGACGATCGTCTGGCTCACCAACGATCCGGATCACGCGATCGCGGTCGCCGAACTCGGCAAGTTCGACCCCTACCTGCAGCGCTGGGTAACCCAGCAGGCCTATCAGGTCGGCGTCTGCGGCGGTTCGTCCAACAACCGCGCATGGACGATCTACCAGGAGCTGGACGTCTATTTCGCTGCCCTCAAGGCGAAGTTCACGGAAGCGAGCCGCACCGTCACCCTCGGCACCATCGCCGCCGAGAACGTGACGGACATTCTCGCACTGGCTGGCGTCGAGATCCCGACAGCCGCGACCGGCGTCGATCTGATCTTTGAACGGCCGAACGGCGAGCAGATCAAGGTTGCCCCCGGCGCCGTCGTCTCGCTCGACAAGACGCTCAACGAGGATCTGATCGTCAAGGCGGTGCTGCGCGGCGTTCCCAACGCTTCGCCGCATCTGTTCCCGGATCCGCAGGTTGTCCTCGGCGCTCTTTCGTCGATCGACAATTATGTGTCGCGCGCATTCCCGTGCGGCAACGATCGCAAGGTCCGTGCCGAGGCGCGGGCGCGGCTTCCCGGTGCATCTACCCTTGAGATCGGCATCTCCGATGACGGCGCTACCGAGACCGAACTCGTCCTGGTCTCCACCGCCGACGATGGCGACGGCTGGACGAAATACGTCTACGAGGTCGAGGAATACTCGGCGGAGGCGATCCGAGCGCACGTCACGCTGTCCGGATCGGCCCTTCATCGGCCGGAAGTGGACAGCCTCGTCGTCCTCCCGCTGGCGGTGTGATCATGGCGGAGACCGTCAACAGGCATTATCCCGTCCCCGATCCGAGCCAGCCGCAGCGGGCGGATGCGGTTCGGATCGCGGCCGCGATCACTGCCATCGATGCCGACGTTGCCGAGCTGCTCCTCACGCTCGGCAGCAAGGCGAACAGCGCGGACATCGGGCCGGCGATATCCGATGCCATCGACGCCCTTATTGCCGGTGCGCCGGCGGCACTCGACACGCTCGCCGAGATCGCCGCCAAGCTCGCCTATAATGACGACGTGGTTGCAGCGCTGGTCGGAACGATCGCCGGCAAGACCAGCCAGGCCGACCACGACCTCCTCGTGGCAGCCGTCGCAGACCTGACCGGCGTCGTCGCGACAAAGGCGAATGCGGGGAACGTCTACTCGCGCGCCTACCTCGATGCGGCCTTCATCGAGGCAGAGCGGCGGGCGCTCAATCGAATGCGACAACTTGCGGGGTAAAGACCGATGGTAACCAAGACCACGAAGACTATCGGCGTGTGGCTGACCACGACGCCCACCGCGCTCCTTGCGGCTGTGCCTGACGGGTTCGTCCGGCACTTCGACATGATCCATGTCGCTCACGCGGACCCTGCCAATCCGGCCTACGGGACCGTCAACTGGGTCGATGCCGACAATGGCAATGCAGAATACCCGCTGCTTCACCAGTCGCCGGTCCCCGTTCGCGATGCCATTCCGGCCGTGATTGGAGCCTTCAGCCTGGAGGCCGGGGACTATCCGAAAGGCTACGCTTCGGCCGACAACGATATCTGCGTGACCTTCGTCTACTGGGACGAAACGGCGGTGGCGTGATGGCGAGGATCAGACATACCGGGCCGGTCGGCTCCATCTTGACCGCAAGGAAGGGAAAGGTCGGGAAATTCGGCGATCCCTACACCTTTGCCAACCCTGCTTCGAAGGTCACGACGTTCCCGATCTCACGATATGCTTCCACCACTTACAACGGCACGATCTTTAGTTCCCCGGCAATTTCGCATGACGGACTGAAGCTGTTGTGGCCCACAACGATGTACGGCGGATCCAGCAACCCGGGCCGTATTTATCAGTTAAATCTTGCGGCCCCATTTACCGCCCCGGGCTTCTCTTTTGGGTCTCCCGTCGCGTTTACAGGCGAAATGAACATGCGAGGTATGGCCGTGAACGTCGCCGGCACCAAGGCCTATGCGTACGGCAAGGGAACGAGCAAATTCTTCCAAATCAACATGGATGTCCCGTTTGACCTTGCAGATATTGATGGCCCCTTCGTCAGCGGTACACTCTCTTCGTCCTATGCCTACACCAGCCTCCTAGTATCGGAAGACGGGAAATATCTGCACGGTTTCGATGGCGGCGTCATCGAGCGTTTCACCTTCGGAAGTCCGTGGGACGTGACGACTATTGGATCGAAAACGCTGATCAGCCTCAACACATGGTGGAAGAACGCCGGTTGGGGCGTCATGACCGGCCAGTTTGCAAACGACGGGAAGACCTTCCTCTTGGTCGCTGTCATCTCTTCCGCCGTGCGTTTCGATCAGTTCACCCTCGCGACGCCATACGACATCCTCGGCTCAAAGGAATACGAAGGGTCCCTAACGATCCCAACACCATCCAGCTATTCGAGCATCTTCAAGGGGGTCTCGTTATCGCCCAACGGCAAGTGGTTGCTCGCCGGAATTGATGACAATTATGACGACGGCTTCGCCATCCTCGATGTGCTGCCTTGGTGGACCCCGTTGGCCTGAAGAGGAGCACAATCATGCTGTACACGCGCAATGGATCGTACCCGGCCTCCATACCGCCGGAGATCACACTGTCCACCGGCTTCATCCGTACAGACCCCTCGACTTTCACCGAGACCGAGATTGCAGACGCCGGCTACGTCGTTGCACCGGCTCCGCCCGCATACGATCCGGCAACGCAGCAGCTCGGATGGGACGGCTCGGCATGGTCGGTGACGGCGTTGCCGCCGGCGCCGTTTCCGACACTCAAGCGCAAGGAACTGCGGAGCGCGCTTGTCTCCATCGACATTTTCGCGGCCGACGTCACGGCCAAGATCAGCGAGATTGCCGACCCGACCGCGCGGGAGTTTGCGCTGATCGACTGGGAGGACACCCAGGACTATGAGCGGGATCATCCCCTCGTCGATACGCTGGCGGTCGGCTTCGCGCTGCCGAGCGAGCAGGTCGACGCGCTGTGGCGCTGGGCGGCCGGCGCTTGAGTGGACTGGACAACCGCCCATAAAGGCGCGACAAAAGACCATTCAAACCCGCTTTAAGCCGCCGTGCCCCTGACACTGTCAGTGGCGCGCTCGCGCGCGCAAGCGTGTCTCTTGTCTCCGAAATCCGGAGACACGCTTCATGGCAACCACATTCAATCACGGCGTCCGCACGATCGATGCCGGCTCCACAAGCCGGCCGCTGGAACTCGCCGATACCACCACGCTTGCCACCAACTTCATTGATTCGACGGCGGACAACAGCGTGTTCCCCCCGGACAGCGAGCCGGTGCTCTTCTTCTCGCACGAGGCCGACAAGGTCGCAGCCCTTGGAACCGGTGTCGGCAACCAGGCGCTCGCCCTCGTCAACGCTGCCCGCGCGCAGGGCATCGAGGTCGCGATCGTTGCATCCCGCGTGGCGCACAGCGTCAAGACCGATCCCGTCGAGAAGGCGGAAGAGGAACTCGCCAGCCTGATCGGTACGGCCGCCGCGATGACCGGCGCGCACGCGCTCTCCTACGCCGAAGGGCATGTCGGCCGCTCGCCCGACCTGCTCGTCGGCGGCTCTCCTGCCGCCGGTCGCGTCTCCAACGCGAAGAACCCCTATGCCGCGGCGCTCGAATCGGTTGGCAACAAGCTCAAGGCCATCTCGGTTTTTGACACCGGCGGGCCGGATAGCGAGACCAGCCTTGCCTATCGCGCGGACTTCTCCTCACGCTACACCTATCTCGTCGACCCCTTCGTCCGTGTGGCGGAAGGCGCCTCCATCGTCGCGCGCCCGGCCTCGCCCTTCGCCGCCTCGATGTTCGTCAAGCGCGACAAGCAAAAGGGTGGCCCATACTGGTCGCCCTCCAACCAGGAGGTCCTAGGCATTCTCGGCACGGCTCGGCCGGTGACCTACTACGACGGCGAGATCGACCACGAGGCCAACCTCCTCAACGAGGCCGGCATCGCCACCTTCATTCCCTCGCGCGTGGTGCAGGGGGCGAACGGCCAGTTCTCGCCGAACGGCCGCATCCTGTGGGGAAACCGGACGGCATCGGAAGATACGATCTGGAAGTTCGTCAACGTCGTTCGCACCCGCGCCACGATCGAGAAGGCCATCATAAAGGGGTTCCGGCCCTGGGCCATCGACGACAACATGACGCCGCAGCATGTCGTGGCCGTCATGCGGTCGCTCCAGGACCTGCTCGACAGCCTGACTGCGATCGGCGCCATCTATGGGGGTCGGGCCTATTGGGAGCGGGCTACAAACGTCAACTCGTCGCTGCGTAACGGCAAGGTGCGGATCGAGTTCGACGCCGAGGAAGCCCCGCCGCTCGAAGACCTGATCTTCGGCTCCCGCCGCAACGAGGCATACATCGACAACTTCGCGGCCGATCTCCAGCGGCGCATCAGCGTCGAGTTCGGTGGCACCGTCGCCGAATTTCTCCAGTAAGGACTTTCAACATGGGTGACCTTCGCATCCTTCGCGGCTTCACGCTCGTCGTCGACGACGACCGCAACCTCGGTCTCGACATCAAGGAAATGAAGCTTCCTGTTCTCGAAGAAATCGGCGAGAGCCATCACCCGGGCGGCAGCGACATGGAGATCGAGATCATGGGGTTGGGCGTGAAGGCGTTCACGCTCCCGTTCAAGCTCGCCACACACAACCCGGAAATCATCGGCCTGTTCGGCGGCCCGCCCGGCTTCCGTCGCTCCTTCACCGGCAAGAAACTGGTGATCTCGGACGAGGACGGCAAGGAGCATGAGCACATGTTCGACTGCCGCGCCCGCCTTTCCAAGGTCGAGGGCGAGGCCATGACGGCGGGCAAGATCGTTGGCTACGACCACGAGATCAAGAGCTTCTGGAACTACACCGAGTTCTGGGACGGCCGCGTCATGCACCGCTGGAATTTCAAGCTCGGCGGCTGGGACATCTGGAACTTCCAGCCGTATCTGCCCGCCCGCCGCCGCATCCTGTCGTAGGAGTTCGCCTTGGACACCGCCCTCAAGACCACCGTCTCCGTCCCGCTCACCGTGCCCGTCACCGTCCCGGCTGCGGACGGCAAGACCGCCGAACGCTCCTCGCTCACCCTTCGCCGGCCGAAGACCCGTCACGTCAAGCGCCTCGCCGCCCTGATCGGCGCCGAAGTGCTCGACATCCTGCTTTCCGACGACACGGCGCGGGCGGCGAAGGTCGAAGGGCGCGAGCTCGTCGGCAATGTGCTGCGCACGCTCTTCAACGAAGACCGCCTGGACGGCCTGACCGCCCTCATCGCCGATCTGTGCGACGAGGACCAGGCCGTCATCGACGACGTCGATCTGGTCGACCTGCCGGCGCTTCTGATGGCGTTCGGCGGTTTTTTTCCCAAACTCCAGTCCGCAGCGTCTGGGATGTTGCAGGCGATCTCGCAATCGGCGGCCGGTACGACCCCCGCGCCGTAGACGACTTCGACTGGATCGAGGCCTGTTTCCTGCATGCGCATATGGTGCGCATCATGAGCACCAAGGCGGACAAGTGACATGGACGTCTCGCTCCTCATACGCCTGATCGACCAGGCGTCCGGCCCGGCGCAGAAGATCAAGGCGGGCCTTCAGGGCATTTCGGGCGTCGTTTCCGGCATGAAGCAGGGCTTCGGCCAGGCCATCCGCGAAGGCTTCTCCGTCCAGAACATCGAGACAGCGACCCAGAACGCCGAGCGGGCGCTGACGAATGCCCGCTCGCGGCTTCTCGGCGCATTCGGCATGGCGGTTTCGCTTGCCGCTCCGGTGATGAAGGCGGCATCGTTCGACCAGTCGATGCGCGGCCTGGACAAGGTTCTCGACGTCACCCACTCGCGCCTTCAGCAGCTGCGCAAGTTTGCGCTCGACACATCAACGCAAGTCCCGATCGCCGCCGGCAGCCTTATCGAGCTGATGTCCGAGGCCGCCCAAGGCGGCGTGCCTGAGGCCGAGCTTGAGGCGTTTTCGCTCTACGTCGCCAAGGCCGCCGTCGCCTTCGACATGGCCGGCGCCGAGATCGGCGAGCGCTTCGCCAAGCTCCGCAACGTCTACCGGCTCAACCAGCAGGGCATCGTCGATCTCGGCGATGCCACGAACCACCTCTCCAACAAGATGGCGGCCAAGGCGAGCGAGATCACGGATTTCGCGAACCGTGCCGCGGGCGCCGCCAAGACGCTGAACCTCACGGCCGTGCAAATGTCGGCCGTGGGTGCGGCCATGATCGCGGCCGGCATCGCCCCGGAGACGGCGGCACGCGGCCTGTCCGCTCTCTCCAACCGCGTGATCGCGGGCGGCAAGGACGTCGACAAGGCGTTCAAAATGATCGGAATGACGCGCAAGCAGTTCCAGAAAGACCTTGCCGCCGATGGCCCGGCCGCGCTTCAGAAGCTGTTCGAGACCATGTCGACCTCGCCGAAGGGTATGGAAGCGCTGGTCAAGTTGGTCGGTCAGGACTTTGCCGACGACTTCGCGAAATTCCTCGGCAATCCGGAGCTGCTTCGCCAGGCGCTGGAGCTGGTCGCCGAACAGGCCAACTATGCTGGCTCGGCGACGGAAGAGGCCGGCAAGCAGGCCGAAGGCGCAGAGAAGCGCTGGGAGCTGCTGCGCAACAAGCTCGATCGCGTGACGATCCAGATCGGCGAGAAGCTGCTGCCCGTCGTCTTCCAGGTCATGGAAGCCATCGGCGGCGTGCTCGATCAGGTTTCGGCCTGGACGGACGCAAACCCGGAACTTGCCACCAGCCTTGCCCAGGGCGTGGCCGGCCTTCTTGCCTTCAACATCGCCAGCCGCCTTCTGGCGTTCGGCGTCGCCGCCCTTCGCCTGCCGCTCATCAATCTCGCGGCGATGTTCCTGAAGTTCGACAAGGACGGACGCAACATCGCGACCGGCTGGCGCCTGATGCGTGGCGCCGCCACGGCGTTGCGCATGCCCCTGTCCTTCCTCGGCGGCGCGTTCGGCGAGCTGGTGCGGCATGTGCCTGGCCTCAGGAATGCCGTCGCCGGCTTCCGGATGCTGGCGATGATCTCCGGGGGCGGCGTCTTCGGTGCTTTGGCCGGCGCTTTGACCGCGGTCGGCACGGCGCTCGCCACGATCACGGCGCCGGCATGGGCGGTGATCGGCGTCTTGGCCGCGGCCGGCTTTGCGGTCTGGAAGTTCTGGGACCGCATATCGTCTTTCTCGTCCGGCTTCGCCTCGGTGTTCGCCAATGCCTTCAGCGGCGTCGGGGATCGCCTTGCCGGCTTTGCCGACAAGTTCATCAAGTTCAACGCCGCCATCTTCGGTATCGACCCGGGAACGGTCGAGCGCTTCAAGGCGTCGATGGCATCCGCATTCGATTTTTCCGGGCTCATCGAGGGCGCCCGGCAAACCCTCTCCGAATTCTGGAGCTGGCTCGGCAGTTGGTTCAGCCAGGAGCAGCTTTCGGAAGGTGAGCAGGCCGAGATGTATGCGGCCGGGGCGCGCCTGGCGCAGAGCATCATCGACGGCTTCAAATCCATGATCGGCGCGATCGGCGATCTTCTGACCTTCGACCTTCAGATCAACTGGCCCGAGCCGCCCGCCTGGCTGACCTGGCTGGCTGAGAAGCACCGAGACGCCGCGGCGGCCGTCAAGGACAAGGTCGACGGGTGGCGCGCCTCCTGGAACGGCACGGATGAAGAGCCCGGCGCGAAGGCCATCGTCACGAAGACGGTCAACGATATCTCGGGCGGCGGCAGGCCCGAGGCTGGCGCTGGCGGCCAGGGCAGCGCACTTTCGAACCTCTGGAGCAACGTCAAGGACCTGCATTCGTCGGCGCTGGATCTCGTGCGCGGCGGCGAACAGGGCGGAGCGGCCGTGGCCCGAGGCGGCGAGGATGCGGCGGCCGCCCTCTCCCGTGTCGGCCGCGAGCTGCTCGGCGTTGCGAGCGCGGTCAGTGCCGCGGCCGGCAAGATTGGCTCCGCCGTTGCGGGCGCGAACCGCGGCGGCGGCAGCGTCGGCACGGCGATCAACAATGCCAAGACCGGGGCGCTTCATGGAGGGACTGAATAATGCCGCTCCTTTCCCTCGGGAAATGCAAGTTCGAGATCGGCAAGCTCGACCTTCAGGCCTTCGACGAGGAGATCGAGGTGAAGTGGCCGGCGATCGCCCGGTTTGGCGGCCGCCCCGCGCGCCAGCATACCGGCTTCGGCGAAGACCCGATCCATCTCAGCGGCCTGCTCTATCCCGAGGAAATCGGCGGTCGCGCCGAATATGACAAGCTCAAGGCCACAGCCAGGGCGCGGCGGCCTGTCACCCTCGTCACCTGGTCGACCGAACTCGACAACGAGGCAACGATCTGGGGGCAGTTCGTCATTCTGCGCGTCTCGGGCGGGCATACGAAGTTCGGCCCGGACGGCAAGAGCCGCAAGATCGCCTTCGATACCGAGATCGCGCCGCTCGGCGATATCGCGGCCGTTGCCGAAAGGTGGTTCTGATGGCGATCATCCTGCCGGCAGCCACCGTCACGGTTGACCAGGAAGACAAGACGCTCGGCCTGGTCTGCTTCGACTATGCCTACGGCGTGCTGCGCGACCGGCGCGTTGCGGGCAAGCTGCGCGGCTATGTCGAGGCCACCATGACCGCAAACCTGCATCTGGCGCGGCTGGATTTCTTCCTGCCCCTCGGGACCGTCGTCCGCCTTCCGGAATTCGTTGTCGAGTCCCGTGGCGAGCCTGTCCGGAGGCTTTGGGAAGAATGAGCCTTTATCCCTTCATCGACGTCACCGTTAACGGCAAGCCGGTCAGCGGCCTGTTCTATGATCGCCTGGTCTCCGCGACGATCCACGATGCGCCCGGCCAGGAGGCCGACAACTGCTCATTCCGCTTCGACGATGCCGATAACGGCGTCCCGATCCCGAACAAGGGCGCGGAGATCTTTGTCAGCTTCGGTTTCAAGGACGGTTTCGGTAGCGCGACCTCCCAGAAGATGGGCCGGTTCACCTACGAAAAGACGTCGGTAGAAGGCGGCGACGGTGGCGAATTCCTGACCATATCGGGCCGCTCAGCAGACATGCGGTCCGACATGAAGGAGCAGTACAGTGAGCATTTCGAGGACAAGACGGTCGGCGATATCGTCGGGGAGCTTGCCAAGCGCCACAAGTATGATGCGAAGGTCGATGACGATCTTGCCTCAATCAAGATCCCGTATATTGCCCGATACGAGCGTGGCACCGCCGATTTCCTCACCCACCTGGCCGACCGGTTCGGCGCGTTGTTCTCGCCCAAAGGGGGCAAGTTCGTTTTCGTCAGGCGCGGCATCCTGGCCCCCGTCACCATCAGCAAGTTCGATTGCGAGGGCTGGAGCTTCGACATCGAGCCCCGGCCGCTTTACGGCAAGGTCGAGGCGGGCTGGTACGACCAAACGAAGAACCAGGTCCTGTTTGAATCGGCCGCCACCGGTCTCGATGGTTCGACGAAGCGCATTCGCCGCGTGCTGCCGACGAAGGAGGAGGCGGCAGCGGCAGCGAGGTCCGAGGGCCAGCGCCTCGGCCGTGCCACCGGCTCAGGATCGCTCACCCTTGCGGGCCGCCCAGACATCATGGCCGACGCGCCGATCGCCACCCAGGACTTCCGCGCCGAGTGCAACGGCCTTTGGCGGTGCGCCGGCGTCGATCACACCTACGACGAAACCTACATGACGACGATAGAAATCGAGGCTCCCGAGGAGGGCAAGACCTGACCGGGTGCCGGGCATGGGTATTATGTGCTTGCCCGGCCGCTCTTTGAAAATCGAGTAGCAACCTACTCGGCCAGAATGCCGATACTGCGTGCGGTTGTTCTGGCTAGTGTGCAAGTCGATGCGCTGGGCTTTTCGGCGAACTCACTCATGGCGATATTACCGCTGATGAAGGCCAGCGCTTCGGGATTGGCCAAGCCAGACTTCTCGTAGTAGGTCTCAAGCGCAGCCTCATCGACTTTGTAGCCGCAGTGTTCGGCCCGCGAGATGATCTCCGCCAGTCCGGAGGCCGTTTGCATCTTGTTGATGTCCATGGCCGCGCCGGCAATCGCCGGCGTCAGGAGCACGAGCGCTGCCACCAAAGAGGACGTCCGCTTCATGCCATGGTCTCCTCGATGATCGTCTTCCGACCGCGTGTGACGAGGGCGAGCAGGCCGAGAATGATCGATCCGCATGCCCAGATGAAGAAGATGATCCCGACACCAATGGCCGATCCGATCGCACGCCCAGCATTTTCTGCGTCCGATGCTGCCGGCGCTCCACCCACCGCTGACAGGCCCGCGATGATCCAGAGCAGCATGAGAAGGTTGAAGCCAATAAATATGAGCAGGAACACCCACCCGAAGAATCCACGCTTCCGAACTTCCTTGCGTATAATGGTGGCCATGTTCCCCTCCAGATTGAACCCCGGGATACGCTATCAGCAACCTGAGCGTTGTCTCAAGGGGGCACACGTTAAAGAGGCTTTGAAGGAGGCCTAACGTCGCCTTGCCATCCCGCGCGCAAGATGGGCAAGTCGTCCGATTTCCTCAGTGGCAGACGGCGCCGGCCACTCGAAGGAGTCTTGATTCGTCTTCGAACCCACTTTTTGACACCACGTCCGGAATTCCGGAAATTCCGATTTCCGGTGTCAAAATTCCGAAAAATCGCGGCGAGCTACAGCCACAAGCTGACGGCGGCAAAGCGACGGCGCTGCACCGAGCTGGCCCATCATAGATTTTGCGGCGAAACGGGTACCCGTTCACCCGGTTCATCCTGCATCCCCTCGCCCAAGCTGGACTTTACTGGACGAAGGGGAGTGGTGGGCCCGGAGGGACTGGACGAAGGACACGAATTCAATTGGTTAACCGACACGGTTAGGTCAACCCGTTCACGGATGTTCTCAAACGATGGGGCTAACCATCACCGTTGACTCTTCTCGCGTTCAGGATCATTTACGCCACAGGCGGAACGTGAACACATAGAGAACGAAGGAATGCGGCCTTCGGATGAGGAACCGCATGCGCGAGAACGCCCCAGAGATATTGGACAACCTGTTTGGAAACGACAGGGTCACCTTCAGCAACCTCGTCCAGTGGTATGAGCTGGGCGGCCGGTGTTCGAAGTGCGAGCGAGAGGGCTGGGTTGACCGATGGGAGCTTGCGAACCGGCTCGGCAAGGTCAATTACATCCACCAGTTCCAGGAGCGCCTGCGCTGCCTCAAGTGCGGCAACAAGGGGAGCAACCGGTGGATCGTGAGGCAGGCGCCGCGGTGATGCTTACGGCGAGAACCCGCCACGGATCAGGAACCCGACAACGCCCGTGATGATGCCGCCGATAATCAGCCAGTTGATGCGGGACAAGGCATGTTTGATATCGCCAACAGAAATTTCAATGCCTGAAAAACGGGCGTCGATCCGCGCGTCCATAGCGTTCCACTTTTCATCGTGGCGGGCGCTGTCGATATCCCGCTGACGTTGCCACGCCTCCATCGCATTGAGGCGCTGCGATCTATCCTGGTCCCTCTGCTCGAGAGCGACGACACGGGCGCGGAGATCGGGATCGTTTTCAGATGGGCTCATTTACGGCATCCTGGCTGGGCATTGCATGTGCGGTTGTGGCTGACGACCTGATCGGCAAAGGGGCGGTCGTTGGCGACAATGAAGGCTCTTGTCACGGAGGAAGGCTTGAGGGTTTCGAAGCCTGAGCCGTCAAACACAGACGCCGTCGCGGAACAGCCCGCCAAGCTCAATGCAAATATCGCTGTCGCTAAGGCGTTGAACGTCCGCATTGGTGCGGCTCCTTTCCTGTACGAGGTCGATGGCTCGCTCAAGGGTTTCGGCGCGGATGGCCTGTCTTTCGGCCTCACGAGCCGCTGGAAGCGTGAAGGCCTGCACGTAGCTGTAGACCACCACCCCGCCGAGGATCGCGCCTGCGGTCAGCTTGAGGGCGTTGATAAGGGTGATCATGTGGCCCACCCTCTCCTCTTCGCCCATTGCCACCAAGCGACGGGGATGGAGGCGATTGCCGCCGAGATGCCAGCCTCGATAGAAGCCGCAACGGCCGGGTCTTCGGTAACGAGGTTCTTGACCTCCTCACCGATATACCCGGAGCCGTACAGCCAGCCGGCGAGCATGTACAGCGCGATGCGGATCCAGACCGTCATTTGCCACTCCTCGAGAAGAGTTTCGCGATGGCAGCAATGATGCCGGCCAGCCAGTTGCCGGACGGGACCGGGCCTTGCTCGATCTTGGCCGACGGGGTGATGCCCAAATCCGGTGCTTTCGGCTCCAACACGCTGGGTTCTGAGGGTTTTGGGGTGATGCCCAAATTGCTCTTAGAACCCGGCCGATAGTCCTTCCACTTCCCGGCGCGCAGCTTATCGGAAGCCGCCTTCATCTTCCTGGCATAGGCGCCGTTCAGGCCGCCTCCGTTGTAGCCTTTTTCGACGGCATCGAAATCGCGGGCACGGATTGCCTTGACGAGACCTTTGTTGACGAGGAAGCCGGCGAAGGCCGAAAGCTGATAGACCTCACTCTCGCAGAAGGCGTTGAACATACCCTCTGCAGTCTGATGGCCACAGACCTTGTGGTTGAAGCCCATGATCTGGAACTTGCCGACGCTGACCGAGCCGAATGCCGCCTCGCGGTCGACCTTGATGGCGCGCTCCAGCAGCTTGTAACGGTCATCAGGGCCGGCCTGATCCTTGTATCCGCCCTTCGCTGGGCTGATCCAGTTCTTACGAGCCAGCCCGCTCTTCATCGCATTGGTGCGCTTCTCGTCTGGGAGACGCTTGTAGAACCAGTGCTTTTCGAACAGGATTTTGATCCGGCCGTCCGCGAACCAGCCGAACCCGTTGCTTTCGACCTGGGCAATGGCTTCCAGATCGGCCGGGTGGCACTGCAAATCATCGGCAAGCTTCGCCATGTCGGCGTCCGTGATGGCCGCCGCCTTACCTTTTCCAAGCGTCAT